GCGCCCAGCGGTTGTGTAATTACCGCTTACGCACAAGTTGAAAGCGACAGGCCAGTAAATGATGTTATGTATTATCGCCCTGTGCAGCAGCAATTTAATGGCGGTGCATGGATCACCGTGCCTTCAGTTTAAAAAAAAGAGGTAGTTATGGATTTTAAAAACTTTAAAGAATACAGGCCCAGCACTCCGACTTTTGGTGAAAATGCACTCTACCTTAAAGATGATGAAGATAACGACTGGTATGATATTCAATCATTACTAACTAAAAATTATATTTTCGCGTATGAATCTGAAACTGGAATTGTTCGCTGTATCTCGGACTCAGCCAGCAAAATGTACCCCGTTAATTTTAGTGTGTCTGAAACAGATGAAGTGCCAGAGGGTTTTTCAATTGCCGGAAACTGGAAGTACGAGAACGGTGAAATTATAAAAATCGATCTGTAAAAGAGGAAGATATGAGTAATACTGATTTTTTACACGGCGTTCGTACAATTGAATACGACGACGGAACAGATGAAATCTCTACGGTAAATGTTTCTGTTATCGGTATCGTGGGCACCGCTCCTGAGTCTGAGGCGGCGAAAAGTGCCACTCTGATAACAGGCAGCGATATCACTGAAAATAGAATTAAGTACGTAGTTGAAACCCCCGGCGCGGCCGGAAATGCTTATAGCATTGAAATTGTTCCGGGCACTGTATTCCCCCCAGAGACAAAATGGGATAATTCAAGCAATTTTTCCGGCATCTGGTCATATTCAATAAAGCCTGACGGCACGCTCAAGCTCTCAATTAGAGTGCCGAGAGATGCGTTGGGGAATAAATTAATGGATGCCGGGACGATTGCCATGACATCAGCAAAAGTACCACCCCTGGAGGGCTATAGTCGCATAAATGCGTACTCAAATCCGGCACTAAATTTCGGTGAAGTTGTGTACATGTCGGAAGTAAATCTGGCTGGCGGGGCTGACGAGGCTTTTCCGTTGAACGTGCCTACAGTGATTGCTGGTAGCACGAAAAAAGCAGAAAAACTCGGCACCACAGGCACACTTCCGGCAGATGTCAGGGATATTTTTAATCAGACCAGAGCGCTGCTCGTTGTTGTACGCGTGGCTGATGATGCTGACGCTGCAAAGCAGCAGGAGAATATTATGGCGGGACTTTCCGCGTTGCCTTCATCCGGGCAGCTGAACGAAATTATGCCGCGCATTATTATCGCGCCTGATTTTAGTGCTACTGACCCGGTTGGTGCACAGATTGAAGTCATTGCTAATAAAGTTCGGGGCGTGGGGTACATCGATTCGCCGTCGTTCGCTACTACTAAGGATGTTGCTGTGCGTCGGCAGAAATACGGTAAACGTGTTGAAATCCTGCGACCGCGCGTGTTTACGACCAACTCAGGCGGTAAAACATCACGCGCGTATTCAGCGAGCGCCGCGGGCCTGCGTTGTCGAATTGATAATGAAAAGGGATTCTGGTGGAGTAAGTCTAATCAGCAGGTTTTTGGCGTAACAGCGCTGGAACAAATCGATGAATTTATTATCGGTGAAGATACCTGCATTGCGAACGTGCTCAATGCGAACCAAGTGAGCACTATTATCCGTCGCAGCGGCTTCAGGCACTGGGGCAATTATCTGTGTAACACTGATCCGCAATGGGCGTTTGAGTGCGTGCGACGTACAGCTGACGTGATAGAAGATTCTATCGCTAATACTGTGCAAGATGAATTTATTGATCGCCCGATTGATCTACACCTTGGCGATGACATTATTGAAACAATTAACGGGTTTATTCGTTATCTTTTCGAAATTGGGGCTATCAATGGAGGCAAAGCGTGGCTTGACCCTGAGCTAAATACAAAAGAAAGCCTGGCGGCGGGTAAAATATATATTAATGTCGAGTTTGCGCCGAAATCACCGGCTCAGACTATAATCATCACTTACCGCATTAATAATGATTATACAGTTGAGCAATTCGCCGAGTTACTTAAAGCAGCATAATTAATCAGGTAGATAAAATGGCAGAAGCTAATGTATATCGAGCCCACGCTCTATGGGTGCAGGGTCGCCGCGTCTGCGGCTGCATATCCTATACTCCCGTCGATATGAAAGTAATCGAAGATGAGTTTAAAACCGGTGCAATGGATATGGCTATTACGCTGGACGGTGGGATGGAAAAAATGATTACGAGTTTCAAAGTGGCTGGCTCTGATTCAGATGTTATGTCCATGTTCGGTTTAATTCCTGGGGTCCGCACACGCTTTGAAATGCGCTCGGCTTTTATCGGAGCTAACGGCGAAACGATCTCCCAGATAGATACATATGACGGGCTTATTACTGGCATCACAGATGATGAGCAGGGCACTGATTCGAAATCCAGTGTAGGGCAGTCAGTAACTATCGCCCCGTCTTACTTTAAACGCGTGCTGGGAAGTAAAGAAATTTATGAAATTCATCCTGCCAAAATGATACGGCGAATTAACGGTGTAAACGTTTTGGCGAGTATTGCCAGCGTTCTGAAAATTTATTAATTAATAATAGAGGTTTAAAATGCCACATTCACTTCTCGAATCAATGAAGGTTCCCTTGTCTCGTCCTTATGAAATTAACGGAGTCAAACATGAAGAGCTTGTTATGTTTGAACCAAAATTACGGGACAAGATTCTTTTCAGTAAGGATAAGGGTGATCCAGAAGAGAAAAGCGTGCGTATGATTGCGCGCCTGGTCAACGTAGAAGAAAAAGATTTATTGAATTTGCCAGCTTGTGATTATACGCGACTGGAGGACGCGTTTAATGAAATGGTAAAGGCCCCGAGCGAACGGAACGCGACATTATTTTCATAATGCCCTTTATTTCCAAAATACTGGCGATTCCACCCGAAACGCAATTAAATCTGCCGTATCGGGTTTTTAATTTATATGTTCGCGAGCTATCTAAAGAAAATGGCTATTTCGCAAAACTTTAAATCGACAGTCACTTTCGGAGGTCGTGTAGACCCCTCTTTTCTTCGCGGAAGTGACGAATTGAAAGGTGCTATCAAAGAAACCGCGCAATCCCCCAACCAACTTACGAAGCGCCAGGAAAAGCTGAAACAGCAGATGGCAAGCATGAAACTGGCTGGCAAGGATGTATCCGCCCTGGCCAGGCAATACGAGAGGCTGTCACGCCAAATTAACGCTGCAACAGAAGATCAGGAGCAGTTAAACGATCAACTCAGACGGCAGCAGCGGCTGGATAAATGGAAAGCTCGCGCCACCGCTGCGCCGAAATGGGCGGGTGGTGCTGCATGGGGCGCTGCAAAAGGGCTGGCGTTCGGCTCACTGGCACCGGCTGCAATGTTCGCCGGAGCTATTCAGATGAACGCTGAAACGTCCGAAAAACTGGGGCTGGCAAAAAGTTATGGAGTTGGGATCGATAAATACGGCGCATGGGAGAATATCACAAGCAAAGCCGGTTTGAACGGCGAGAACGTCGGCGATCTGGCCGAGGAACTGACAAATAAAATCGGTGAGAAGGATAACGAAAAAAGATTAAACCCCATGCTTTCTCAGATTAATTTGAGTAAGCGCCGCATGGCTGGCTGGAGTCGAGAGAAACAGTTTGATGAGGTCATGAACCGAATCTCCCGGCTTAAAGATGAGAAGCAAGCCGCGAGCCTGGCCGACCAGCTGATGGGTGGTGAAGCCAATAAAATAATGACGTACATGCGCATGACGGGCAAGACGTGGGAACAGACAATGGCTGATGCCAGAAAGTCCAACTTGCTCACCCAGGAGGGCGCAGAGGGTGCGGCCAGGGCACATTTTGCTGTAACCAACCTCTGGGGCGCTATCACGTCAGGGTTATCCGATACGCTCGGTAAAATTGGAGGGGAGCTGGCCCCTGATATAGAGCGCTTCAAAGAAAGCACAATCAGCTGGTTCAAGGAGAATCAGGGCGCATTTGTTGAAGAGATTAAAAACTGGATTAACCCCGATGAAAGCGGGCGAACGGGGCCGCAGCGCTTGTTTGATACTGTAAAAAAGTTCGGAGAGGGGTTACTTGAACTCGGAAAAATAGTCTGGGCAGTCGCAAAGAAACTCTCTTGGATTTTAGCGGATGATGAAAAAAATCAAGGGACTATTACTGAGTATGTTAAGAACGGAAACAGCTATGAGGGCGCTAAATCCCTGGCTGCTGATTATGGGCTTGAGGACTGGTTCAAGGAGAACTATACGCCCGAAAAAGTGGCTGCAGCTCAGCAAAAGGCGGCGGGAGCTGGAGAGGACCCGGCGGTTCTGTCGAAACGTCAGCCGCAACAAACAACATACGGGAACTACTCTCCGCGCGTAGAAATAAACGTACAGGCGGCACCGGGGCAATCTGCAGAGGAGGTTGGACACTCAACTTATCAGGCTTTTAAAAGCGGACTGCCTACAAGTGCAAGGTCAGGCGCGATGTATGACATTCCGGGGTGAGCATGACAACAGATGATGTGAGTACTGACGTGATGATGGGGCTCGGAGAGACCTTCATCTTTTCGATCTCTACGGTTGCGTACAGTTCGCTCCAGCGCTCTGACGAATGGCGGTGGGTTGAGCAAACTCGCTTCGGTAAAAACGACGCTCTGCAATGCACCGGCAGGCCGAACCCAATTATCACCCTCGCTGGCAAAACGCATGCGTATTTTATGGATGGCGTGGGGATCGGGCAGATCGAACTCCTGCGCCAGCTGGGTGATGACTTTACACCACTGCAGCTGGTGACCGGCACCGGGGAAGTCTTGGGGTATTGGGTGATTATGACGCTCACAGAGAATCAAACAGCGTTTTTGATGAAAGGAGCGCCGAAGGTGCAAGAATTTTCGCTAACGCTTAAATATTACGGCGAAAGGCTTTCCTGGGAGGGTTAGTTGGATACTTACACTACGCGAGACGGCGATCGCCTGGACCAGATTTGTTTAAAGGTTTACGGCAAGACGAGAGAGGCGACGGAGCGTGTTTTATATCGGGTCGCAAATTATGGGGTCGGTGATATGTGTGCAGTTTTTCCTGCAGGCCAGGTAATCGAACTACCTGAAATATCTGCTGAGCCGGTAGTCGAGGAAACGCAGCTATGGGATTGAATCCTTATATCCAGACCGGGGAGCAGCCATGGCTCCCCAATTTTTTTATATCTGTCGGTGATACGGATATCACTGAAAAAGTTAGGAGGGGTCTGATCAATATTTCGCTGGATGACTATGGCGGGTCGAGCAAACAAGCGGATCAGATAAAGGTCGCGAT